CAGTGCCACCATCTTCATTATAACGTGTGTTATAATTTGCACCTGTATCATCATTGAATTGATAAGAACAAGCTGAATTTGTTGAGGCATTAAGAGTTGTAACAACCATCAAGTATTTTTTAGCTGTAAATGTTCCTGATGTTAAACTACCACCACTTGCAGTTCCACTTGCTAATTCTTGCCAAAAGTTTGAACCTGTTCCTGCTTCGTCATTATCACACCCTAGTACAACTATTTCTGAACCTGTATCGAATGAACCACCACCTACATTTTTTGCTTGAACTATGTTTATCTGTGCTGATGTGTTAGCCCACTTACCAACGTGTTCTACTCTATTAGGTGCATTATCTACACCTGTTCCTGCACTGTCAACCAATTCTGCAATAACCAATTTCTCTTGATCTGCTACATTTACAATATCATAAGTGACAAATTCATTTCCACTAGCAGTATGATTTGTGTCTATTGATGTTTTATCTATGCCTGTTCCATTTGTTCCATTTACTTCCCATCTTACTGAATAATTAGAATTTGTATCTATTGAACCATTTCCAACTTGTAAAGATGCTTCTATATTTCCACTTGCTAAACCAAAAGTTAGTATCTGCATATTGTCTTTAGCAGTAAATGTAGATGTAGTTATGGTATCACCTGCACTAGTTAGAATAGCTCTTTTCAAAAACTTGAAACTTGTTTGTGGTGGTGAAGATGCTGATGTAGAACTTCCTTGAACCCTTCCACCTGAAAGATATTCGACCATTATCTGGTCACCTCAAGCCACTTGTACGTTCGTATAGCTTCCGTTCTTCTTAATACGAATGTAAACAGCTTGGTTGTTACCTGAACCATCAATATCTTTAACCCATAATTCAACTGGGGTTGTTGCATCATTGACTGTTCTTGATGTATAAGATGGTTGTGTATATCCGTTAGCTTGATATTTATATTGACCTAATTCTACTGCTCCACCACCTGCACTAGCCCATACAGGATCAGCACTACTGCCTTGTGTTTTAAGAAAATATCCTGATGTTCCTGCACCAAGTCTTGCTAATGCACCTGAACTATTTCTGAAATAAACATCCCCTTGAGCATCACTTGTGACATTAATGATAGGGCTTGTTAATGTTTTGTTTGTTAATGTATCTGCTGAAACTAATGATACTAATGTAGAACTTGCACCAGCTGGAAGTAACATTGTATTTGTAACTGCTGCTGAATGTGGTTGTGATTTAATGGTTTGACCATGAGAGTTTGCTGTACAGTTTAATGTTATAGCACCATCATTGGTATTTCCTAAAACCTCAATTACCCCTGTTCCGTTAGAATCTAATTGTAAATTAGCATTTGTATTAGTTACCTCAATTTTGTTTCCATCTACAGTTACATTATCTACTGCTAAGGCTGTTAATGTTCCTACGCTTGTAATTGCAGATTGTGCTGCTCCTGATACTGTTACTGCTGTTGTGGCTGTAGCTGCATTACCTGTTGTGCTACCTGAACTTCCACTTGTGTTTCCAGTTACATTACCAGTTAAGTTACCTGTTATAGTTCCTGTTGCTGTAATATCTGCTGCTGTTACAGTTCCAGTAAATGTTGGAGATGCAGTAGCTGCTGCTCCAATATCTGTTAATGTTTGTGCTGCAGTTCTACCTTCTACTTTTGTTCCATCAATTCTTAAGAAATCATCATCTGCTACATTTGCATTTGCTTGTAATAATTTATCACTACCTATACCTACATCTGCGTTTACTGTTACATCACCTGACGAACCCCCACCTGTTAATGCTGTACCTGCTGTAACAGCGGTAATGTCACCAACTGGTACTGTTGCTACTTGAGTATCTACATATGATTTAATTGATTGTTGTGTTGCTAATGATGTGTTACTATTTGATGCCATGTTATCTTCATCTAATAATGCTACTTCAGATGATACACCTGTACCACCTGCGGTTCTTCCTATGACCTTCATTGTTGCTAAGTTTTGTATCTTTGCAAATGTTATTGATGCATCGGTAACTGGGCTACCCCCATACTCATACCAGAAGTTACCACTTCTAATTAAAATGGTTGGTACGTTTGTATCTAGGTCCTTGTTTGCATTACCTAATAATCTAATATCTCCTGCTGATGATGGGCTTGTTGTATTGTTTAATGTTACTGACCCTGTTGTTATAATATATAATAAATCACCCTCACTTGTGTTTGTAGTTGCTATTGTATCTACTGATGTAGAACCTGATAGTTTAATGAATGAACTAGGTTGATCTGCTACCGTTGTACTGAATGCTGGTGGTGTTATTGTTGCACCAGATGCTATTGTGATTGGATCAAATCCTAGATGACCCTTTCTATTAGTATTGTCATTCCATTCGTTAGTAGAAATCTCTTTAGTATTGTCTTGTGATGTGGTTAGGTGTTTTGTATGCCTACCCCAGACTTGTTTAGCCATGATATAAATGGGTTAATTTACTATATAACTATTTAAGTTTATCCTAATGTGGTTGTCCATGTGACCTGTAATGTATCACTGGTTTGTAGGGTTACTGGGGTAAAAGTGTTCTCATGTGACATTGTGCCACTTGAAGATGCGTTAAATAATGCTGATTTTTGTACTGCTGTGTGGGTTGCTGAAGCTGTAAAGGTATGTTGAATGGTTGTACTATTTGTACCCCCTGTGTGTGATTTTGTGGTTGCATCTGCTCTGACTAGACCACCTGTACTAATCTCACCTGCTAATGTGGTATCACCTGCTGCTGGTGCTGCGGTATTTACTGTTAATCCAATAAAGCCTGAACCTCTAGTTCCTGCTGATGTGTTTGTATAACATTGTGCTATGAAAAAGTCTCTTCCTGCATTGGTTAATAAGTTTGGTTTATCTTTACATAATACTTGTTCATCTGGTCTTCCAGCGTTCTTAATAACTGTTACATAACCTTTAATTAATGGTTCTTCTTTCATACACTTATCAGTGCATTTTGTTATATTTAAAGTTGTTTTGTTAGGTGTATCTTCTCTCATTAGAATCCCTTCTTGCAGTCTTCGCATATACATGGTGTTGATGATAATTTGCGTTTACCTGTAAATTCAAAATCTGTTACAATACCACATAGATTACATGGTGCTGTACCTGTTACGGTATGTTCTTTTTCTTGATTATGGTCATCCCATTCTTCAACATCGTCTGTGCTAAAGTCGTGAATGTAACATGCGAATGTCATACTGATATTTAAAGGGGGTTATTGTATATAAGGCTTAAATATTCCTTTTTTTGTTATATAACCATTTCTTGATTCTATCGTACATTGACCAGCTTCTCCATACTCTGGTTCCATATTTAAGACGTATTCTATATAAATCTCTAGATGATAAATCTAACACCTTTCCATCATAATATGGGTCCATTACATCAGTAGTATTGTCATCTGCATCATGTCGTAATCCAAGAGAATGACCTATCTCATGTATTAGAGTATGTATTATATTATATGTTCTAATTGAACTATCTGGGTTACTTGCATTTTCTATAATTCCTAATCTTATGGCTTCTGATGCTTTTACTCCATCTCCATCTACAGACCATATCTTATCTAGGTTAAATACTATTTGCCCCTGTTTTGAGGTTTTTGGAAAATATGCATATGCTAGAACCCCATGCCTGTCTCTAAATATATGATCATCTTCCTTCTTTCTGAACATAATCTTAATATCTGCATTATCGTAGTTTCTATATAATGATTTGATTTTAACTGGTATCTCAAAGTTCCATGTAGACATAGCAAGGTTAATAGCCTTTCTCATCTTGTTTTTTGATATTAATGGACATTCATCATTATACTCTAAAGAATAGAATATTGTATTTGAATCCCATTTGTGACCCCATTCCTCTTGGTCTTCAGAAAACTCCAATATATGGTTTGGTGTCTCTCTAACTGTACATAGAGCCATATATAAAAAAAGGCGGTTCTTGTATTTATAGGTTAGAAACCGTAAAGCCTTAGTCCCTTTTTAGTTTACTGATAGTGAAATCAGCACCGAAACCAACTAGAACACCGACTACTACTTGAGT